ATTGGATGGTCAAACTGGCAATGTTGCATCTCCTAATCAGTATGACGCCCCATGGGGAATTGACAATTTTATTGGACAATACTTTAGTTGGGACGAGATGAGTAGTGAGGAAGATGATAAGCAACGAACTATTGATTGGGCAGAAGGAGAGAATTTTGAAGTCGTTCCCATGACATGTGTTCAGCGCATCAAATATCTCACAGGGAATGCTATTGCTGATACTTGTGAACTTGTAAAAGCTGCGCGAGCTAAGATAAAGCCTGAACCTTGGATGGTGACCTTGGGTGTCATCGCTTCGCTAGGTGCTTCGGCATTTGGCCTTTATGCGGTGTTCCATAAGGAGAGATTATCTCCAGAAGGTGCCATTATTTCAAGGATTGAGGCAGCGTCAGCTGCTCCAGGACAGTTTGTGGAAAAAGACAATAAATATCGAAAAGTCTATTCACATGCTGCCAATGCATCTCAAGCAAGTACGTCATCTACTTGGACTCAAGTTGAGAATAAAATCAACTCCAATCTTCATGTTATACTTGTCAAAGAGTTCAATGTTGAGACCGAAGAAACTGAAGGCCCAATCACCTGGGGGAATGCGTTCCCTGTTGGTGGTGGTTATTGGGTCATGGTAGGTCACAATATAACTGGTATTGATCAAGGAAAACAATATGAGGTTGAATTTCGCAGCCATTATTTGCCTGGCGTTAAGAGATTTTCTGTGCGTCTTGGCAAGTCAAACACGCATGCGATTCCAGGTGTGGACGGTCTTATTGTGAAAGTTCCACGTGGTGGTTCAACTTATGACTTCAGCAAATACATGATTCCAAAACTTGAAGAATTTGACATTCAGAAAGGAGATCCTATCTTCATCTATCATGTTCATAAATCTCAGGTATTGGATACTTGTGAGAATTACAAACCACCATCTTCATATAAAATGCGATCTAAAATTGAGAGCGTTGAAATGACTAATGTCAAAGGAGTTGGTAAATTCAATTTGTTGAAGTACAAAGCTGATAATCATGATGGAATGTGTGGTTCGATGATCTTCTTAGGAGGACGTAACCCAATTTTACTTGGGTATCATTCTGCTGGGAATTCTAACACACAGTCATGTGGAGCAACTTTACTTGACCAATCAATGATTGATTACTTCTTAGATGGTGATGTGGTGTATGCAGAAACTGCAGATTTGCGCCCAAGCATCTACAAGAAGGATATCAAAGTGTCAACAGATGTTCATCCGTTCAATCCCATACACTATTTGGAGAGTGCTGACCACAATATTGAGGTGTTTGGTCAACATAATCTGCCTCTATCAAAATTCAGTTCTGACATTGAGCCTTCTATCATGTTAGAACCAATGAAAGAGGTGATGGGATATGAACCAACACACACAAGTCCTGTGAAAGCAATGGTGAGACCATCTCGACACAGACACTTGACTAAAGGATCTCAGAATGTGCCTAATGTCAATCCTGACTGGATGGCTTTTGCTGTTAGAGACTTTGTTGAGGGTCTTGATGAGAAGATTCTCGACTATGATGTCTTCAAGCAATTCATACATCCACTCGATTATGATACGGCATTGAATGGAGAACCTGGAGTTCATGGTTTTGATCCAATCAATCCAAAAACGTCTATGGGATTTCCTTTGAATTGTCCTAAAGTCAAATGTATGGCCAAATGTGGTTTGAAAGAGGAACTTGGGATCAATACGACGAAATTTGTGAAGAAAGAGACCGACCTGAATGGAAAAGTCTCTTATGTTTACGAAATTGTGTTTGATCCTGAGATTGCTGATGTCAAAGCTGAGACGGAGAGTATTCTCAACTGGTTTGTTAACGGAAAAAGAGCGAATGTCATCTTCAGAGCTAATTTGAAAGATGAACCCGTAACATTCAAGAAAGTTGAGCAAAATAAGCTCCGTGTCTTTGCTGGAGCCCCAGTGGCTTTAGTGATAGCAGCAAGAATGATGACTCTTCCACTATTGAACATGATGTCTTTCTTTCCTGAAGAATTTGAGAGTGCAGTTGGAGTTGACGCTACTGGTAAGGATTGGGCTTTTGTTGAGCGCATCATCACCAGATTTGGACGAGATCGATGTGGAGATGGAGACTTTTCTGGATATGACACGTCATTACGGCCTGAAGTTACAGAAGGAGCATTTTCAATCATTAAACACATCTTGAAACGTAGTGGTTATGATGAAGAAATGCTCAAGGTCATTGATGGCCTTGCAACAGAGTGTATGTTTCCGATCTATGAGATTGATGGTCTTCTAGTGATGGTCATAGGGACTAATCCTTCGGGACAACCCTTGACTGTTATTTTGAATGGTTTAGCGAATAGTATTCTGAAACGCTATGCATATTATTCGATGCACAAAGTGAAGGATTATGGAGAAATTCCACGATTTGACACAGTAGTTGCATTGATTACATATGGCGATGATGATAACTTTGGTGTTAGTAAAGACGAGAGCAAGTTCAATATGATGACTATTAGTCAGGAACTAGCTAAGATTGGTATCAAATACACTGATGCCAACAAAGAAACACCAACTATTCCA